CGTTGTGTTCGAACCAATAAACTTTTAAGTCGGATGTTATACAACCCGATACGTTTCCTTCATAATTACCGCCTAGACTTGCCGCGTATTCCAACCAGTCTTCGCACTTTTCTCTGTAGACCTCTTCTTGTTCTGGTGTGAGGTCTCTCAGACAGGTTAGATTTCTCCAGTCCGTCTCAGCGCCCATAATTTTGTAACCCGACACATCACCATGAATCCCCTTGATTGATGTGATCGTGTATGTCCCGTTACAGATTCTATATTGACAGTATCCTTCGACCTCGAAATCTACCTCTTTCTCTACGTATGCGGGGGACGCACCCTCTTCGCTGAAAATCATGTTCTGATAGTCAAGGTCCGCGTCTGGTAAAACCTTCCACGCCTGACACCACATGTCATGATACTTAGATTTAAGGTAGGTCGTGTAAGGAAACCGTTGCATCTCGTTCAGATTACACTCCAGAACCACTTCTGGGAGTTCGAATCCATACTCCCAAGCCTTCTGTCGCGTCTCCCACTTATACAGTTCGAGTCGAGAACTTTCCGACGTGTTTCCAAAATAAGTGTAGTCGTCAGACGGAGGCAATGTGAGACCCGCCATGTTACTTACCACAATGTCGGGTTTAAATCTCTTTATCTCTTCCTCTGCCCACGATATCGCCTTTGGACCACCATAGTATATGTTGATACCTCCGGCGTGTTGATTAATCAACTTTACGATGTGACCTTTCTCCTCTAACGCGGGAACGAGGCTCTCATACGTCTCTGTCAATGCAAAGAGTAGTATCCTCAAGTGTTGTCCCTATAGTCGTTGAGTGTGAAATTTGTTCCATGCATTTTCATGAGGTCACGTTCGTGGTTGGTGTATACTAGAACCTCTGGGTCGTCGACTAAGAAATCACATGATTTACAGAAATCTGGGTATTCACCTGTTCTGTGTTGTTGTCGTAACTCTTCGTATGCCTCACCGAAGAAGATGTCTTCAATAGTGTCGTCCTGACAGTGTCCAAGGACCGCTTCGTCATCACGTCCCAGTACTTGACAACAAGGGTGTACAGCACCATGTTTACCGTCAAGACCTCCAGCACGTATAACAACATCTGGACTAAATGGTCGTCCACAACTCTTCACCTTACCTGTTCTTGCGTTATCACCAATCTCATATGCCCCTGACCAGTTGTGCATCTTCCAGATCTCTGTCTTGACGCCCAACTCCTCGACCAACGCTTTGTATTTAGTGAGTTCCTCATCGATGTTTTCGTTGTCCGTGATTAGGTGATAGGTGGACACTACGCAATCTGCGCCTGTCTCATTTACATAGGAAACCATTTCCTGAATGTTGCGCTTAATATGCGCGTAGTGCCCACCCACAGCGTTGTACATCCATTTGGTGTAGTCTTGTTCGTCTGACCCAATGAATGAAAATCGGTAGAAGTCCAGTCCCGCGTCGACACAGTCGCGCATATACTGACCTTCCATCTTGAATCCGTTTGAGAAGATGAAACACTTCGCTCCATACTTCTTTACTACCTTGATGTATTCCGGTAGATTTTTTGCCATCGTCGCCTCACCAGATCCATCAAGGTTCACGACACGAACTCCGTGTTTCGCACAGTCTGCAACGTATCCCTCAAACTCATCGAGTTTCATGATGCGACGGAATCCTCTATGACGACCTCCCTCACGAAGATCTTGTGGACACATCGAACACGAGTAGTTACATCCGCCCGCGACCTCGATGACCGCACGGTCGATCGTAAAGGTTTCTCTAGTCATTTCCATAGTATTGTCTCATTCTATTTTCGTAATCTACTGCTTTTTCTTTGGTGTGTCCAAGTAGGGGGCCCATATTAGATAACCACCACCAAGGGTTCTTTTTCTCATACGACACCGTTGGGTTTATCCGTAACGCATTCGGTGTATGGTATTTAGTCACTCCCTCACCAGAGATTACGGCCATCGGTCGTGCAAAGTTCTTGGCGATGTAGTGCCAGATACCGTCGTAACAGATCACCAGACGTGACGTTGAAATTAGGTCCATCGCCTCACGGACGGGTGTGCGGTATCCCAACTCATAAACGTTAAACCCCATTGTCTTTAGGTCTCTGATCAGACATTCCCAATCCTCGTTGGTGAACTGTCTCTTCCACGTTCGGGGTTTCTCTGCGTTCCACGTCGGTCTCCATATAACCACACGGTTCTGTACGATCTCTCTGAACGCGTCCTCACGAAAAATCCAGTCGTTGTCGGGGGCAGTAGATCCAGTCATGTCGTTGTAGTAACCGCTCTCAAACCAAAATCTCGCCTTTTCCATACCATGACTCTTCGCAGCGATACGTTTCTCTCCACTGGGATCGGTGACAATGTCGTCCGCAAACTTCCAGTGTTTGTATCTACCTTGTGCGTTAAAGATATGATGTATCTCTACGCGTTCTTTCTGGTGGTAGAAGTTATGAATATAATCACATCGCTCGATGATGGTTTCCGGATCTTCAAAATGGTGCAGGTAGTCCTCACCGTGTTCCCAGTGAAACTCTAGGTTTATTTTGGAAACGTTTTGGTCCGCGGCATACCTGTGACACGAGTTCAACGCCCACATGAAATCACCTACGCCGGGCGTTCCTCTCCAAGTCACTAATTCTGAGGCCATCAGTTCGTCTTAATACTCTTCACTTTACGTGCCGATCCTGTTGAAGTATATAGACCAAACCAAGCAGCGCCTGCTCCGACCACGACGGAGATCAGACCCGCCTGTGATGCATTTGGTTCAGGTATCGTCATGAACCATTGAGTGGTTTCGATGAGTAGATACAGATAAGTACCAATAAACGCTCGCGGGAAAAGTCGATACGCATCGATTACATCCGCGAATTGTAGTAGAGGTTCAAAGCGACTTGGTACCACTTCTTTCTGGGTGGTGTCGAATTCGACCTCCAGTTCTAGTTTTTTCTTGATAGGTGCTACTACTACTGTTTCTTCTGTCATTTGGTGAACCTTTTATTAATCCATTTGTAGGCGGCATATATGGACAATCCATAGAACGCAAGAACACTCATTGGTAGACCGATGTAGATCAACTCCCACGGATGAAGAAATAACAACTCCCACGAAAGATCTACGATTGCCTGCACATCACTTGTTCTAGAAACATCTGTCATGTCCATAGCGACGTTGTATTCGTCTACTATTCCATTCCATGTCTCTACGTCCATACAGACCAGATCATCTGGGCAGATAAAATCCTCTTCCATCACTTCACCTTAAAATCTTGGGGGTCGCCGTTGATCAGTTCCTTCGCCTTATCTTCCCAGACGAATGGTAACAGTCCATGCACAAACGACACAAACGCAATCGTCCATGCCCTGTATAGGTGTTCGAAATAATTAAGACCTATGTCCTTTAGATGTCCCATATCCAACCTTTATTTTTATTAAAATGGGGTGCCCGAAGGCACCCCGAGCGAAGTCGGGATTCGGTGCCTAGAACACCTTCACCTCATACTTCTGTTCCCACATCTCGGCGTCCAGTTCGTCATTAACCATAGGACGACCGCGAATGTTGAGAGAGGTGTTCAGGAGCATTGGTACTCCTGTCCTGTCGTAGTACTCCTCGATGACCTTACGGAACACCGATTCGCAATCCTTGCGCACAATCTGTACTCGTGCAGTGCCGTCCACGTGTGTGACGGGTGCATAGTCATGCTTCGCCCAAGAAGTAAACTGCATGTGTTCGTTCATTGGACCGTCAAAATACTCCTCTGCATATTCCTCTAGGATTGCAGGAGCAAATGGACGGTACTTCTGACGACGTTTAATCGTATTGACCGTGTCCTGTACGTCGAATCTTACATCAGCGATAAGAGATCGGTTGCCAAGAGCTCGAGGCCCAAACTCAGCCCTTCCATTAGCAATACCACAATACTTATGTTCAAGCAGATGGTCAACGACAGCACTGGGATCAATAGGATTGGTAATATCATATCCCGCATATGGACTCCAAATAAGTTTATCCTTACCTGTTGCTTTTGCCCATGAACGTGCGGCAGTACCTAGACCTGAACCAGCGTCCGTTGGTGATACTGCAATGTGCACTTCGTCGAACAACTCAAACAGACGCGAGTTGATTACGACGTTTTGTGCGCACCCCCCAGAGTAACACAACTTCTTACCGTATTTAGACGCTTCGCGCATTATACCCATGATTGCATAGTCCGCGAAGTCTTGAACCGCACGTGCGACAACTTTGTCTTCTAACGCACTGATCCTTATTTTGAATTCGTCTCTCCACTTCTTACGTGCGATCTCGCGAGGTGATGTTTCGATACCAACTGCAATACCCTCTGCGATCTCTGGTGCGATGTCCTCTAGGTTATCATACCAGTTGATCAACCACTGCGTCAGTTCGTTGGACGCTTCATCGGTTTCGTGGTATGCGGACAGACCCATGACGACGTATTCGTCTTCGAGTGGACGTAGACCTAATAACTTGGTCGCGACTGTGTAGACCAAACCGACCGACTTCGGATAGTGCCACTCTTTGATTAGATTGAACTTGTGGTCCATGATGGTCGCGGTCTGTAACTCACCGACACCATCGATCGATACCAAAACGGTATCCTCTGCGGAGTCCCAAGGGCGCGTGTAGAACGCTGCCGCACAGTGTGACTCGTGGTGCATATGGTTTACATCAAAGTGTTGCGCGTTCGGGATGATCATGCGATTAAACGTTTCTTCTGCGGTGTCTGGACGGTTCTTCAGATGTGCAGTGGTTCCTGTGGTGTCGATTCCTCCACGCATATCAAACTTGAGGGTTTGGTCCTCATAGAATGATATGTGGTCATCGTCTCTGACCATGTCCCAGAGGACTTCTGGTAGGTGGGGATCGTTTTTCTTTTTGGAGTAACGTTCTCCGTGAGTTGCGAACTCGACGGTACCATCTTCATTGATGATCGCGAATCCAGCATCATGATAATATTCACTGTAACCAACAAATCTCATGAGTATATTCCGTAGTTAATAACTTAATTATTTATAAAAAAAAGGGGGGTCGAAAGACCCCCCGACATGCTACCTTGAGCGGGAACTTAATGTCCTAAAACGTAGTCATATATATCTTTCCAATTACGCATCAATGGGAACTCACTGTCCTGATTGTAACCGTGTGACATCACTACAGACTCTAGACCTACCTTCGCACCAGCGATGGCATTCTCTACCTTGTCCTCTACCCACAGACATCCTGTGTCGCGGTAGAACTCCAACTTTTCGTCTTTGTCCGCTCCCGTGTCGAGATAAACATACTTCTCGAAGACGGTTGGACCAAATAGTTCTTGGAGATTTTTGGTGCGCAGATGTTGCGCGTATTCGTCGTTACTTAAAGAAGTGATTGCGTGAAAAACGTAACCTTGTTCTTCGTGCAACTTACGAACGTACTTGATTGCATCACGAAGTGGCGGGATCTTTCGGATCGTCGCACTCTCGTTGAACATGCGACATAATCGTCGCTTCTCGTTGCGTTCCAGACCATACATGACACCTACGTCATACACGTCTGGACTCTTCATAACATATCCGTGACGTTTCATCCACTGTTGGAAAGCATATCCCCAGTCTAACAAAACACCATCACAATCAACAAGTATTACTTTATCCCTCACGGGGCGACTCCCTCCTCTCTAACATTTTGCATAATATCATAAACCTCACGGTATGTCAAGCCCTCATCGTATAAGGCAACTTGCATGTTTGCCCAGTCGGGTGCATACTCGCACTGATAAATGTAGTGAGTGACGATGTCGTCGATTTTAACTTGGATTTCTTTGGTCATACCACCTTGCCCTCTCGTATAAATTTATCGGCGTACCACTCTAAATCGTGGCGATTTTCACCGAATTTCACAGCTACTGATAGACCGTCTTGATACATCACTAGACGATATTCATATTTGTCGGTTGGTGCCTCATCGACTACCGCACGACGACCATGTTTATGGTTTACCGCTTCGTACATCTAGTTCGCCCATGCATTCACATGCGCAAACTCATCTGCCTTGTCGATGAATCGATCATAGTTATCACCTAACTGAGTCATTACAACCGCGTCAGCGTCAGTATCGATCATATACAGGACATATGTTCGTTTAGAACCTTCTAGGGCTTTGCGTATCTCAGACGCAATACCTAGTTCGGCGTTTTCAACTCGATAAAGTGTTTCCATTTCTAATCTCCGTTCTCTCACTTCCAAGTCTATACTATACATGAGAGTGGAGTGATTGTCAACACTCATTTTAAAAATATGTTGGTATTATTCACAAAAAACTCCTATGGGAATAATGCTCTAGTGAATTTGGTTTCGTCGCCTTCTCGTTGCGTATTGTATCTACGATCGTTCCAGTGGCGTACCATGTCTACTTTCCATTCACCACCAGTGTAGTGACAGAAACGTGCCTTTTGGAAGAACTCTTCTTCCGATGCATAGTGGGGGGAGTCGTTCCACGTCTGGTCGATGGTTTCGATATCGAAATCGTGTTTCATCAACTGCGCGGAGATGTAAGGTTGGTCATTCATGATGGACATGTGGAAGTCGCCAGAGTAACACCACTCTTCCCAAGGTAGGAACAGTTCACGTGCACGTAGACGCGCTTCTTTGGTCCATAGGACCACACCCGTGTTCATGATGGTTATCTTAGAGGGACGATTGGGCGGCATCACTGGGACGATTGGGCAGTCGTGTAGGGAGAACTTACGACAGAAGTTGTCGTAGGTGTCGCCGGGCCCATCCCATGAATTGTAACCACCGCCGGAGGCAGTAACGAAATCTGATTCTAAGACACCATAGACATCCGCACCGGACTCCATGAGATCAAAGATATTTTCGTCAGTGTTGACCACGATGTCTGTGTCTGCAAACAACAGGTTGTCGTATTGGTCAAAAATAGGGTCTAACCAGACACGTGCGCACTCGTGCAGTAAGGATGTCGAACATCCGTGACCTTCGGTCGCTACGCGTTTGTTGGAGTAAATGTGTGTTGCATCGATTCGTTCTGCATACTTCTCGAACGACTCGCGTGAGATCTTGGCGACCTCTTCGTAGAGAGAGGAACGAGAACCGTCCCACCCTTTGATACCACCACGTTTGTCGACTTCCTTAGACGTGATCATATACTGAAAGATTACATTTTTAGACATTCTCTAACCTTGTCATAAGTCGTTCGGCACGGTTGCCTACTTGACGGTACCATCTCGAATCGCGACCTTCAACTGCCGCATTCTTATAGTCACCACGTTCTAGGTGACCGTTCATTTTCTTAAACTTACTTAGTCTTGGTCTACCAAGGTTAAACATCATGTTGACCAAGATCTCTTTGACCTCGCCTGGAAAACAAGACCACATGTGTCCGTATAACACACCACACTCTCGCAAGGCGATGTCGAGATCTGATTCGAAGACCTGTGCAACCCTTTCTGGGGAAACTTTCGTTCCGACTGGAGCGCCGTACTCGCCGTCACTTTTCGTGATGAGATGTCCAACACCGAACGTGGGATAGTTGAGATGGTCGAGATAAATCTCATAAACAACTCCTTCATCGATTTTTAACTGTTCAAATACCGCCTGTCTATTCATTTCAAAAACGACTGCGTCTGATTTACCGATGGGCACTATCTTATCTACAAACTTCGCCCACAGCGAACGCATGGTCTCTCCTATAGTTTAACCACTAACGCGGTAAGAATACCCGCGAGAAGAACGTTGGTCATCAACAGTTCTAGTGCTAGGATTGTGTGGTACCAGATCCAACGCGTCTTATATGCGTTGTCAACCGAAATGTCTTGTGGATCTGGATCATTATCTACCTTATTCACCTTCGCATGTTGAAACCACTTTGAAAAAAGCATGATCTTCCCTATACGTTAATTGTATTGTCCTTACCGGACGTTTCTTTTATTTCTTTTAATTTTTCGGACCAATCTCGACCCGCAAGAGAATGCGCATCTCTGGTCCCTGATACTAATTTAGGGGCGGAAGACGCACTGTGATGTCGTTCGTATTCCGGATGATCAGCCTTCCACTGATCGTATTCGGATATCCGGAGAATCACGTCAATGACTTCTCCGGTATCCTTGTTTTTAAACTCATACTGTGGCATTATATTTCCATTACCAAGATTTGATCACGTCACTACGACAGGAGTCTCACGGTCGCACCTGAAGAGATAGTCACCTCCTATCGAAATTGTTGAAAAGCGGAACGGACAGAGTTTGAATAATTATTCACTCTCGTTCGATTACTCGTATACTTTCCTCGATTGCGTTGGTTCAACTTTTGTCTCGACATGGTGTTTCTCCTTAATGTTAGTGTAATGTGTCGAATTGTTTGAGTGTTATCACTCGACGATCAAGTCTGGAAATGCCTCCTGTACTAGTTTCTTGGTTATATAACGACATGGTGCCTTCTTGGCAACCATCTTCAAGACCAACTCCGCGTCCTCCGGATGGATGGATTCGAGTAGGCCAATGAACTTGTTCTCCCTTTTAAAATCAGGCAGGCGATCGCCCGAACCACCTTGGACGAACCATCCAAAGTCTCTATGCATTTTATTGAGGGATGAAGGAACCGATTGTGGTTCATTTGGGGTAAAAGGTGGGCGTCCTTCGGGAATATTAAACACCAAAGATTCGTCAAACGAACCGCGAAGAATATCACGGAACGCCCAGTTGTCTGAGTATTTTTTCAGGACATCGAGTCGCCCATCGCGACCGTCTGCCTTTTTGAATTCTTCGAAAATTTCGAAAACTTCTCTACGGTAATTCGTAATCATGTTATGCCTTCTCAATTTGATAACAGACGTATCGTTTCCTCTCTATGAGTATTTCTTGTTTCGTGGTACATGCAAACAAGAATTGCCTTAGTCCGATATCATACCTAATAATTGTATTTCGATCTTGTCCAATCTTTCTCTCTAGTTGAGTGATTCGACTATCTTTCTGATCTATCACCTTTATATATTCATCAAGTAACTTAGTTGTGCCACCAATCCAGACCAAAGAGCACAACAAGGCACTAAGTGCCGCTGTATATAAGGTGCGCATACGACTCTCTCCTTTAGTCTATAATTATTTATAGACGGAGAGGTCTCTAATCGGGCAGTTTGTCTACTTTTGTTTTAACAAACGTGCGTCCCTTCGTACTAAACAGACGCGTCACAAACGGGATAAAGGGCGCACCCTCTTCGGTTTGGTAACCGTGAAGGTGCGTGTTTCGTTCGGACGTGTAGTAAATATAATTACTCGCACGTCCATCCCACTCAGTAGTTTCTACAAGTTTGTTATAACTCATGCTGCCACCGCCATTTCGACGGCGAGTTCAGCAGCACGCTTCTTCTTGACTTGGTTTGCACCGTACCATGCAGAAGTCATTCGACCGTCCGCAGTACGACCCAACTGGTGGTCAGTGAGGTAAGTCACAGAGTTGAATGCCTGCCACCATGAACCACGACCGAACTCAGCGCCAGGTTGAGTCTCCAACAACTCGAAGGCCTTCTTAGCGTTTGGTGCGAGATCTTTGTAACCACGTACTTCATCAGCAGGTGACTGTGATGGGAACAGAGAGTTGTAGTACTGAATCAGAGTGTCAGCAGTGAACTGTCGATTGGACAACAACTGTGCCATCTCTTTGTACTGATCGAACTTCTCGTGAGCGAGACCTAGGTGTTCTTTGACCATCTGTGGGTCAAACGCACGTCGGTGATTCACTTTGATACCGTTAGTTGCAGAACCCTTCAGAGCGAGGGATAGAGTGTTCATGCAAGTCACACGAACTGGAGTGAATCGAATGTCGATCGACTTACCATACTCGTGTGGGTTAGAGAACAGAAGATATGAATCGACTTGATCACCCTTCAGGATATCGAACGACTCTTTGATACGAGCCATTGCATAGACGATCTTACCATCTTTGAGTGAACCCGCAGAGTTCATCTCCATGTCACCCGCAGAACAGTAGTCATTGAAGAAAGTGAATGCTTCCTCGTTCTGACAGGGTGACCATGCACCACCCACCTGAGTGAGAACTGCATTATCAGAAGAACGCACCAGCGCCTCCATACCTGTAGGTATCAGATCAACACCCTCTTTAGCAGCATAGGTTGGAACTTTCTCGACCGTCCAGTCGACACCAGCTTTCTGCATCATCTGTATGGGAGTTAGATCATTAGAGACTTCGGTACCAATACCCCAAGGGCATCGACCAACAGTTGCGGAAGTTTCGATTTGCAGTACATTGTTCATAGACATAATATAGATTCCTTATTCAATTGAGTAGCCATTGTATCACATGTTTTCGCAACATGTCAACACTTATTTTAAAAATAATTACAAATAATCTGGGCGGTATTTGTGGTAGAGTTTTACCGACTCATCTTCGAGTCCCATCTTCTTGAGACGACCCATCATAACACGAATCTTTTGAGACTCATCTCTCCCCTTAATGTATGCACGATGGTCATCACTGAAGTGATAGGTCCAATCGTGATTCTGGAGCATACTCTCCAACAATTCCATTTCAGGTCTCATGCCGCAAACTCCGACTTAGGTGAGAATCTAGGGTAGAGTCGGAAATTTCCTAACTCCGTAAGAGTCTGAGTATACGTGATGGGATCCATCAAGCACTTCGCATCAAGGGCATCATAATACACCATAGAATCATTTTCCATTTCTAACCAGAAGAAGTCATCGTTGAAGAAAGAGTTCTCTGATATCTTATGAACCGGAACATTCAGGTTGTTGATGACACGAACGGGAACCTTCAGGAATGACGCTGAAGGATCGGTGATGTAAGTAACTGCATTCGCAGGGTTAGTATTGAAACTCATTACACTGACTCCTTTACTTTCAATTTTTGAGAAGACGTATCGATGATAATGTCACGAACACGTTCACGATCAAGAGAGTCACCATGACCCCAAGTTTCGTGCCGCGTAGTACTAGAACAGATTTCGAGATACTTCATGATTGCACGTTCAACGATAGACACTGACAAACCCTCTACAGGGTACAAACCGTCATAGGCATAAAAGGACAACACATAGTTACGGAATTCAACTAGGTCTGGGTTAGAACGCATTGCAATATAGTTAGTAGTCATAATCAAATCTCTCTTCTCATTAATTTATGTAACCATTATACTTCTTTTGGAAACATATGTCAACACTTAAACGTGACTTATTTTAGGTAATTAGTCACAAACTGGATTTCTCCAGTTTTTCGATTTGAAGTTGAAGCGTGAGGATACGATCCTCGACACGTGCGTTGTCTTCGGGAGACAACTCCCCACGCACCTCACAGAGGCACATCAACTCATTATAAAGGTTACCTACTACCGAATCCATATTATGCCTCCTTAGGCGCAAACAGTTTACCGAAACCTTCGACCAGAAGGTTGTAAGAGTAGATCTCGTATTTCCACTCATGATCAAAACCATAGTCGTCAGACTCGTAGGCATCACGTTCTGCTTTCTCGTAACGCTTCTCAAAACCTTGGAGAGCATCAAGAGTATCTTCAGTACCCATGAAACCTTTGATAATTCGAAGCGCTTGGTTGAAACCAATGTCTGATGATTCCATCTCTTCGCGGTCAAATGAATCTTGGTAAATAATTCGTGCCATGTCTTTTCTCTCTCTATCTCATTAACTTACAAGGTAAGTATAACACGATTTGAAAACGTCTGTCAACACTTATTTTGGAAATAAATGAACTTTTTTTCGGTATTTTGTCACATTTCTGGAAGGTGTTTCGCGTGGATTTTACAACCAATGAAGGCGTTGTAATAGTCGTCGCGTAGGAGTACGTCGTACTCGAATTGGAGTTTTGCCTCGTAGTAGGAACACTCTCCCTTGGTACGGCAGAGTTTGAGGACTTCACGTTTGTAGTTGTCTGCGCCACGGGATGCGACGGCTTCTTTGAGGTCTTGACTCGACCCGTAATACCTGGGCCAGTCAGATTGGACGCGCGTCTTGACACGGCGTTTGCGGGTTTTAGTGACAGGGAGTGTCTTGGGTTTCCAAAAGAACTTCTTACCGATATACTTCATACCAGTGTCAAGTTCGGTGATTTGGTAGACGAACCCTTGGTAGTCTTCTAGGAAGTTCTCTTCGGGTTCGAATATATTGTCTTCATACAACCATGTCATGCAACTATATAGAGTTGCTGTAAACCTCTATGAAATGTGGTTCACCATTGGCGACACTTTTACTCCATTCCTCTGCTGCACCATCGTCCGCCTTATCACTGACGTACTTGTAACATCGGAACTCGACACCTGCATCCTGACAGACTTTGGCAATTGCATATGCCTCCATCTCGACTAGATCTGCTGGGATATCAAGGTTTGGGTCTGCAACGAAATCATCACCTGTACTGCAAGTGAGTCCATTACCTTCTCCAAGAACAACCCCATCTTCAAACGGAGTCTGTCCTAGACTGTAACCCAATCCAGCGCAAGACATGTCTCGTTGTACGAATTGTGTCACTTCGTGGATACCACCATCTACGGTGATACCACCTGCGGTTCCGAAATTCCAAACCACATTCGGTTTGTGTCGTTCTATTAATTTTGCAGCAGTCATTGCCGCATTGACTTTACCGACTCCGGTAAAAAAGACATTGTCCCACTGGGACATTTTTGGCGCCTCTAGTTCTAAGGCAATGAGGATGATGTCGGACATCTTACTTATCATATGTAACCACGCTATAGGTTTTGATTTGTTGACCACGGAGTTTTTCCGTGCCTCCTAGAAACTCTAGGTCGATGACACACCCATAAGATATTCTAGAGACATCGAATGACTGTAACAACTCTGTGATAGCAAGTGCCGTCCCACCTGTCGCACTCACATCATCAATGATGCATACCTGACTGTTCTTGTTTAGTGGTGCAGTCGTTTTGATTTCGAGTGTGCGTGAAGCATACTCGCACTTGTACTTGCGAGACTTCACGGGTGGGGGCAACTTGTTAGGTTTGCGCACGATGTGTAGTGGTATTCCAAGGTAAAGTGCAATAGGCGCTCCCCACAAGAACCCACGCGCATCTGGTGCGACGATGTCCGTATAACCCTTATCTTCCATATGGTTTACAAGGGTACGGACACTCTGTTGAAATGCCTGTGGGTTTTGTAAGAGACTTGTTACATCCTGAAAATTTATGCCAGGTTCTGGCCAGTCTGGGACAGATTGTATCACTTGTTTTAAATTCATATCACTATTAATCCGATTCTTCCGCCTCAGCATCTGCACCACACATGGGACAATAACACGGAACTTCGTCTTCGTACAGACTTGCGTACTGTACACGAATAACCGTGGTCATATCACATATCGGACATTCAATTGTGTACTCTTGTTCCATCATGCAACCTCAGTTTCCAATTCCTCCCAACCGAAGTCGTCGCCTTCCATTCCAGCAACTGAGTATTCGGTAACACGTTTCTCAAAGAAGTTGTCGTGTGATGCACCGTTTAGTACCCAGTCTAACCACGGTAGAGGATTGTCTTTTTGATTAAATTTAGGCTTCAGTCCCAACTGAAGCAATCGTCTATCTGCAATGTGTCTAATGTAGTCGCGGACTTCTTGTTTGGTTAGTCCCTGTACATCATTACCATCAAACGCAAGGTCAATAAATTTGTCTTCTAATTTGACAGCGTTTCGCGCCATCTTATATATCTTGGATTTAAGTTCATCGTTAACTGCGCGGGGGTGTTCCTCGCAGAACGTGCGGAACAACTTTGCGTTACCTTGTACGTGGATAGTCTCATCACGGATGGACCATTCTACGATAGTTGCCATACCCTTCATCTTTCCAAAACGTTGGAAGTTGAGTAGCATGACAAACGATGCGAATACTG